GTATCTTTACACTCCTCTTCTGACAGAAAAAATTACAGAAACTGCTGCGAAATAATAGTACTTGAAAGGCTGCGAATATTAGTACATAGATTTTTTAAATGCCTTCTTTTAGGAAGCTTAGATTGCATTCTTACTCGCTGTACCTGTCGTTTATGCGCTTCAGTTACTCTAAAACATAAATGTACAGGAGATAGTCCCATGGAAGCTCGTAGCATAAGAATTTGCGAAGCGTACAAATTTATTGCATCACGCTCAGTTTGCGTCAATTCAAATGGAAATGTAGTCAATTCATCAACCATTTCCTGTGTACATACATTTAAAGACATAGAAAATTCATCCCCTAACGCTCCACCCTTATTCAATTTTTGAGCGTCAAACCGTATCTTATCTCTAGCTATATAATTCCCAAGTTTTTCGCAAACCTTTTCATCTAAATTCATCAAAGAGAAAATTGTCGCATAATCTTCCGCAGAATGTCCAATTCCAATTTCTTCTAACACGGCTAATATATGATTTGAAGTTATAAATCCTCTCATAACAGTGTCAGATCTTAGAATCGCATCTATCTGATCTATATAAGACATTTTCCGTCGCGAACTCTTCCTGTTTCCCAAGATCAATTTTTGGTTTTTGAATTCTGGTGACAAATTTAAATCAGGAAAATAATGTCTCTGATTATAAAAAGACGTTTGCATAAAATTTATCTCAAATATTTTACAATATTGCGTCGAAATTTCTAAATCTGAACCCTGGGGAGTCAAATTTGCATTTCTTCTCCATTTATTATATTCTTCGTGATAATCAACTTCATAATTCGGTGCTAACAACGTTCTAGCTTTCGGTTCCTTCAATAAAGCTGAATGCATCATTGTGGCTGAAATCTCATTTGGTCCGAAGCCTTGTAATGGCAGTTCATTCACTTCCTTCATAATCTCCTGAGATTGCAATACTCGAGACACCGTTTTTCGCGCCAATTTTGAAAATAACGACATCGCAGTTCGAGTTTTCAAGCTACGTTTATCCGCCTTTGTTTCATTCCACTGTGGTGGTAGATTACCAGATATCGCAAGTAACGGTTTAATATATTCACATATACTATCCATCATCAATGAGTCAATAAAAACTTCTGGGGTCATAACTACGTTTAATGCACATGGATGTGCACCATATCCATTCCACTCAACTGGAATATATAAACTTAAGGGATTTCGCAGCATACATAGAGTATACCCATCTTCTTCGCTTGAAAAATACCTTGAACGCATTCTCCCATTCTCCAATATTGTTCTCTTAAATTTTCTGTATCCCACAAACATAGATTTAAAACATAAGATTAAATGTGCCAAATCCGCGCTAAATCCTCTACTACACTTTGTAATAAAAACATTTACGTTTGCTCGCATGTATCCTCCGATATCCTCAATATCTTTCTTACGTTCTGATGAAATAAACATCATCCGATCCTGCCCTATATAGACCCCTTGTTTTGCGTGTGTCTGCGTTTTCTCAGCTGAAAACGGCAAAAAAGTGGTTTTCGACTCTGATGCTTCATGTCCAAAGAGTTTAATTGTTTCAAAAATACTATCGATCACGCGATCAATAATATCTCCTCGTATATTGATTAAAGTTGTATACATTAACATATCATCTCCGACATAGCATTCCGATTGAATATTTAGACAGTTTGGATTACGACGCGCGATTTCTTCTCGTATAATTGTCCCTGCCGCTAAATTATGAATCGAGTTCCATACTAAAGTTGTATTTTCACCAGATAAATGCGTCGTCACTTTCGCCAAATCACTTCCATCCCAAACTGAGACTAGAATAAAATCATTATTTATATCCTTATCAATATCCTTCTTTATTAAGCTAAAATTTCGAATCAAGAAGACTCCTGGAGGTGAAAATTTAAAGGGAGCATCATCTGGAGGAATCTTATCTGAAGGAGGTAAACTTTCATACTCGTCTCGGGACATTCTTCTAATCCTTCTTCGTCCATTCCAAAGCGATCCTACAAGTCTTCCCTCTCCATATCCAGCCTGTAATAGATCCTCAACAGTCATACCCTCATACCTCAAATCGTGATATTTCTGCAAAGACTTTCTCATCCCACTCATCATTCCATCTCTAAAATTCTCTCTCGTCATATGCTGATCATATTCCGAATAGTCCAAGGCGAGTGTGATAATTGTGGGGTCACTTGTGTTACGGAATGTGTCACATGCGTCCATGATTCTGGATCCTGTCGATTCCAAATCACCAATAATGATCTTTCCTCCAATTTCTTTCGAATCAGGTCTTGTTGATCCACCAACCTTTGAAAAATACTCATTTATAGGCAAAGTTAGCAGAAGCTGAGGAGCTAAAACTGAAATATGAATCGCATAAATAATTCGTGTTGGCTTTATTGGCACATCTCTCTGTCCCTTCGACTGATAGCTCTCTACTGTATTAAATTTCTTAACCATATTTTCTCGCTTATAAATTTTATCTCCTTCACGCATTAATACTAACGCTTTTTGCCGTGACACTATTCTCACCGGAATACTTCGTTTCTCAGCACTTGGCCCATAAGTTTTATAGACTTCGACGCTCGTCGACATTCCAGAAGACGTATTCTTTGCCAATCGTAATAAAGCACTATACATTGCCTCAGGATAAACTATAGTATATCCTTGACTTTCCGCTTCAGTGTAAGCTCGTATTATGAAATTCTCTGTCATATTCGACAACCTTTTCACAAAATTTTCAGAATTAGGTGCCAACATTTTTTCCGTATCATCTCCTTTATTAACTATCCACGCTCGCCCATAACCAGTTATCACCTGAATCGCCAACAAATATGAAGCCAATAATATATCAGACGTATGAGTTGGGTTAAATTCTGTCTCATAAACCTTTTCTAACATAGCACGAATTTTTAACGCTGGTAACCTTCTGCTTGTTAAACTCTTTATATATTCCACCACTTCATCAATCTTATCTAAATTTTGTTGCTTTGACCTCTCAAAAAACCTCGACTTTAATATTGCAATTCTATATGGATTAGTAATACATTTAAAACCACGATACGCAACATCCTTACTATTTCGATCGTCTCCACCTTCACTATGTAACACAGTGATAGAACTGCAAGCTACTCCCCAGCATTTGACAAACCAAGAATATACAGCTCTTAATTTATTATTTATATATTTTGGGTGTGGTATGCATAAGACAAAGAGTTCACGTACAATCTCATACAGTTGAAAACTTAAATTTGCATATCTAATTTTCGTAACACATTCTTCTTTGCTTCGAAATATCGCATTAAACTCTAAAAAACTTTCTGTAATACACATCTCGAAAATTAACGCAACAGTAACAATAAAACTTTCCTCTTTAACTTGTGATACGTCACGTGTATTTTGATGAAAAGGTTCACCAAACCGATCAACAAATTCTTTCATGAAAGATAAACCTAATGGGGTAAATTGTTCAGTTTCACTTAATTGCACCAATAACGCAGCCCAATGCTTCATCGCAACATCACCATACACTTGACATTCCTCTCTAGCGCGATTCATAACAAAATCAAAATTCTTGTTCATGCTTCCATCGTTCTGAATAAAAGAGTTAATTTTATAATTTCGCAAAAATTCCTCTTCCGGTTCTAAATCGGTTCCATCAATTGCAGTATCTATTAGTAAATTTATGGCGTCTTCGGACTCTTGATTCGTCAAAACATTACACAAAATATCCTGCCATGATGCTTCTCTGAGTACCGGTAACCCATGTAAACTATTTTTCCCTCCCATTTGAGTCGACTCATGATTTCTATTGAAATTAACATTTTCGTCTTCATCACCATTTTTCGTCTTTCGTAAAGTTGAGAATTTATAAAAATAAGTCGCGCCATCTTCAGGTTTAAATTGAATGCCAGGTAGTATCCTCGCAGCTGCATTTTCTGCAATCTTCCGTCGTAGCGTCACAACAGCCATCGGAGTATTTAAC